ATAGTTTCTTCTTGTGCTATTATCTTTTGTTCTCTATCATGTATAGATTCTCTTAACTTATCTATTTTCTGATTTAATCTAATAATTGTTTCACTAAAGTTTTTATCTAAATTCATAATTGTTTTTTTAAAGTTAATATAAAAAGGATTGAAATATCTTTTTTGCAATCTTGTAATCCTTTTTGCTTAAAGTTTCCCACCAATCACTTGCCACTTCTTCTTCTATTAATGAAATAGGGTTTGCTAAATCACATTTGCCATTATCAAATGCAGGGTAAATGTTTGCTGTGTTTTCATCTATATAAGAACCAACACTTTCTAAATAAATCATTGTATTTTCCATAATTGTTTTTTTAAAGTTAGTAAAAAAGGGGTATTGCTACCCCTGTAAATTAAAATCCTTTTTTAAGGTAAGTGTTAATTGCCCAATCAATATCATAACCTTTTTTAATTACATCTATAACATCATAAAACGTTGTATATTTTTTAATTGAATCTAAAGTATAATTAGCATAAGGTTTTATTTTCTTATCAGCAAAAGCACCTTCGTTTGTTGTAATATTTTTTATTTTGTTAAATACTATTTGTTCTAAATTTCTCATTTTTAATTGTTTTATAATATAAATATACAACCTTTTTACTTATAAACAAATTATTAACTAACTTTTTTTTAATAAATATAATATTCCCCTTTTGGGGTACTTAAATGGTCTGTTAAAATATACCTACATGCATCTATACAATCAGGGTGAACCCCAGTAGGTTTTTCTATGGTGTTACCTTCTTTATCCCTTGCCCAAACATAACCTTGTAGTTCTCTTTTTAAGTTCTTACTATTACTTGTTACATATATTTCATTTTGGTTTATCATGTTTATACCATAGGTAACACTATCCCTACCTTTTGTGCAGGGGTATATTTTGTGGCCATCCATAGAAAGGGTAGCTATACTTTTAGGTTCTGCATGGTCTGCTATTATGTTTTCTTTTATATTGTTTTGTGTTAAAAACAAACTTACATCTCTTAACACCATATTACTCTTATATAATACTTCATCAAATATATAAGCATTGTTCCATTTGTATAGTGCAATTATTGTAGTAGGGTCTACATATCCAAAGTCCATACCATAACCTAATAATTTAGCTTCTAAGGGCAGTTTGTCTATTTCTTGCCAGTCAGGTATACAAGCACCCTGTAAAGCCCCTGTAAGCCCATCTAAATACACCCTTGTCCAGTTTTCCCAGTAGCTACTTGTTTTTGCTTTATCTCTTGCCTTCTCTAATTCTTTTATTATACCTTCAGGTAGTGTGTTGTTATCTTTGTATGTTAATCTTATAAAATCTGTATCTTGTTGGCCTTTTAATTCTTTATCTACCCAAAACAAACTGGTAGGGTTATAATCTAACCATATCTTACCTGAAGTTCTTATAGCTAATTGTTGGTAGCTTTCAAAACCATTAGGTATAGTGTTACATTCGTTTATAAATAAATCTGTTCTTCTACTACCTCTTATCTTATCAGGTTGGTCTATACTAAAAAATTCTATATAGCTGCCATTAGTAAAAGTGTATTTAAGTGTGGTTTTATTAAAACTTTCTTCTTTGTATCTATTTGTACTTTTCATAATCTTTAAAAAATCTTTTAATACACCCCTACGTAAAGCAGGTACAGTAGAAGCTACTACTGATACTTCCCTACCTTTATTTTTTATTGCATCTTGTATTAGTATAAGTAATATGCAAATTGTTTTACCTGCTGAAGTACCCCCACATACAATTCTTACCCTGTTCTTTAACCCCAGTAATTTATATAGTGCTTGTGTTTTTTTAAACATCTAATCTTCTAACCACAAAGGTACATCTTCGTTTATGGTTATATCTTTTGTTTCTTTTGGTTTACCTGCCCAGTAATTATAAAATAATTGTACAAACTTAAAATCACCTTTTTGTATTCCTTTGGATAAAGCTGCAAATGCTTCAGGTTCTAATGGTGTAAGTTTTTCTATTAAATCTATTTCTTCTGCTTTAGTTTTTCTGCCTGAACCTTGTCTTTTACCCCCATGTGCCATATTCTAATTTATTTGCTATCCTTAAAATTATACTTGTAGTTTTCCCTTTCTACATTTATTTTATAATATTCAAAAGCCCTCATGCCTGTTATGTGGCTATCTGTAGGTACGAAATATTTCCACCCTTTTGATAATCCTTTATTTATATAGTAAAAAAAGAAACATGCTAATTTACCTGTACTCTTTTCAAATATAACTGTTGCTGTATGGTCTGAAGTTGGTATAGTTTCTTTTATATCAAAACTTTCTTGGTTATAATTACCTGCCCTGTTTTTTATTGAATATCTATTTTTAATTGTTTGTACATACTTTTCTAACTCCTGTGCAATATCCTTTGTCATCTTGAAAAAACTTGATTAATCAAATATACAATAAAAAAAATAGTGTTTTGTTATTACCAAATTGGCTCATACTTTTTTAATCTATCTATTTCTTTTTGCTTTAGTTCAAGTTTTTTAATTAGTTCCTTGTTTTGTTTTAGTAGTATCTTACTTTCTCTTTTATACTTTCTGTATAAATCTATAGCATTTGTATCTACTACTTTTTCTTCTTCTAACATACTTTCAAGTGTTTTGTAGCTGTTTAGGTTTTGTGCATAAAACTTTTTTAGTTGTATCCATTGTGTAAATACTTTTTTGTGGTGTACTACACTGCTGTGGTCCCTGTTTATTTCTTCACCTATTCTTTTACAAGATAGCTTTGTATGTTTTAGTGCAAGGTTAGAATATAAAACCCTTGCTTCTACATAAGGTTGTGTTCTTTTTTTTACTGATATATCTTGTATACCAGTTTCTGTTTCTACTAATTCTCTAATTTTTTTAATCATAACTTTCTTTTATTGCTTTTATCATACCTGCACATGCTTCATACATTTCCTGCTGTTCATACATTTCTACTATCTTTAGTAGTTCTTGTTTGGTTGCACCATCATCTATGTCTTGTAGTGTAAGTAGGTAAAATTCATGTATTGTATTAAGTTTCAATTTGTTCTAATTCTTTTTGCAAATTTGCTAATGCTCGCCATGCTACCTTAACACTATGCCTTACACCATCTGTATCTATTGTACCTGCTTGTAGTAAGTGCCTTGTAAGTGCATCAAGTTCATCCCCACTTTTGCTTCTATCCCAATGTAGTTTTTTATTGGGGTTGTGTTGTATGTTACCTTTGTAACTGCATCTTGCTACTTCTTTTATAGCATCAGGAAAGTATTTTAGTACCCCTGAATATATAGGTGCAGTTTTTCTTTCTTCTGTAGGTTGTTTTACTACTTCTGTTTCTTTTATTTCTTTTATTCTTTTTTCTACAAATCCTTGTAATTGTTTCATAATATTCCCCTTAATATATATTGGTCTAAATCGTTTTCTTGTTCAAAAAAATGCCTGTACACACTTACAGCTTGTTTAAATTTTGTACCACCTTTTTCATAAAATTCTTCACTTGTTTCAAATATACCAATATCTTTAGTTTGTTTGTTTACTACTATAAACTTAAAATCAGTTGCTTTAAATAATTTCATGTACAAATAGCACTGCATATCATAATTATACTTATCTGCTGAATACCCAAAATCTTTTAGGTTAGTAGAAGTAGTTTTTAAATCTATAATTGTTTTACCTTTTATAATATCTGCTTTACCCCTGAAAGGTAGGCCATCTATCATTTCTATTGCAGGCACTTCAAATTCTGCATTTTTTAGATAACCCTTTACTACTTCGTTTTGTAAAACTGCATCTGCTATATATTCTACATCTGATACTTCTTTTTTAAGTAGTATATGGTGGTGTTTTTCTTTTGCTTCTTTGTATGCTTTTGTGTTTCTACTTGACACATCTAATACTTTTACGTTATCCATTTTTTCAGGTTCTAATATCATCCAATGAAAAACCTTACCAATCATTAGCGCTGTAGTTTCTTCACCTGCAAAATTCAAACTTTGCCTGTAGGTTTTAGCACTTTTTAAAAGGTTACTTAATGCACTACTGCTTAAAGCATATTTACCTAAATGTTCATAGTAAAAAGTATCACTAACCATTTCAGTTAGTATTTCCTCTTTACCCCAAGATTCATTGTTTAGTAACTTAATCATAATCTTCGTAATCATCAAGTATATCAGTACTCGTAGGAGTATCTATAATCTCTTGTGCTTCCCACTTAAATCTACACCCTATTATTCTTGAGTTTTCAGGGTTAAAAGCATACCATTTACCATATCCATCTTCATAAATCTCTAATCCTTCTTTGTGGTTTCTGTTATCTAATATTTGTAATTTCATATCTTGTTGTTTAAATATACCCAAATATAACACTTTTATACTTATAAACAAAATGTTAACCAATATTTTTTAAATCTTCTAAAACTTCTTCAAGTTTAGTTATCATCTTTTTTATTTGTGATTTTAGTTTTACATATTGTACTTTATCTTCTGAAGTTGTATTTTGTACATAAACTAACCCAGTCATTT